GTATTGTCTACTTCACCATTCTGGAACATTCCATAAGGTGTTAAACTTTTTGTAACAATAGCTGCATAAGGTGGATCAGGTTGTGGACTGTTTTGATAGGCTAGTACATATTTATCAGCACCGATGCTTGTGTTTTCACCAAGTATAAATATCAGGCTTTGTAAAGAGGTTGTTTCATTTATCATGGTGACACCCTCACACAGATTGCTTCGGTATGGTCTAAAACACCCATAGCATAAGTGGCTACTCGGTAAACTTCGTAGTTGTACCCTTGCCAACTTATTACGTCAGCTTTTTGTTGGGTAGCTTGGTTGCCTGCTTTTATTACGGTGGGTGTAAATACTATGATAACGTCTTTAGTTCTCTCTAGCTCAGGAAGTTTCAAAAGGTCTTCAGAATCAGCTGGTTGGATATTGGCTTTAATAGTGAAAGTAGTAGATACAGGCACTTGATAGACCCCTAGTACATAGGTGCCACCTGTTCCTGGTCTTGTAACATTTACGTTAACACTTCCTACAGCTACGGGATTAAATGTAGTCATTTTGTACCGCCTGTTGTGTCTATTATTTCAAACTCTACGCCTTCTATCATGTAGCCACCATCTTTTAGCACATGGTCAAACCCTTTCTTTTTAGCCGTATAATAGGTATTAGAAGTGTTGGGCATTCCTGCACCAGATCTGTAATCTCTCACAGCTTCTGATAGGGCTTTCTTGAATATTTCACCGGCAGTAAGATGGGCACTTTCCCCTTTAAGGGCAGCTATAGCCATTTTCTTTAGGCCAGATTCCAAGTGAATAGCGTAGTTGTTTCTATAGTTACTAAAGAATGGTCTAGGAGGTATTCCTATTTCCTCATCACCTTCGTGTAATACTTTAGCTAACGCTGGTAATGGTAGCTCATGCTCTCCGTCATCACGGAGGTAGCCTACTTTAATCTTCTTGCTTAGTTCTTTTTTTATTGCTGCTATCAGATTCTTATTTGTTACCATTTCCACTTTCATAATAGTTATCTTGTCCTACTGAGAAAGGGTTAGGTACTCTATCTACATCACTATTTCTAGTTTGCATATCTGATATTGAAATGCCGCCTGCATATATCTGTAACTTTTTGAGACTGAAACCAGTTTTCATATCTTCTCTAAGTTGCTCAGACAAGGCTCGGTATTGCTCAAATTTGCTTTCAGCTTTAACTTTGATTCTACCGGCTTCTTGGCTGACCAATCTAGCGTATTTTCCTGCTGCGGATAAGGCTGCATGATATGCCGCTTTACTAGGAGTGCCGTGTTGGCTTAATAGCCAAACTATTTCCTCATCCTGCATGATGGGGTCGGCACTATCTGTATCACCAATTAGAAACCTTACCGCATCTTTGTCAGAGGAGGATGGGTCTCCTGAGTAAGTCCATGTCATATCTACTTACCTTTCTTTTTGTCGTGCCTTTCTTCTTTCTTAACAGAAAGAACAACAGGCTCTTTGTCTTCTTCCACAACCTCAACAGGTGAGATTAGAGGAGCTTCTACCTTGACTTCCACTTCTTTAGAAACGGCAGCTTTAAGGTCTTCTTCTGTTCCTACTATTCCTTGAGCACAAAGCATTTTAACCCTAGCAACAGCAATTAATGCTAATTTGCCAATAGGCTCGCCTTTTTTGTGTTCATTGTGATTTTGCAACCAGAACATAGGTTGCGTAACTGAATATCCCATTGTTATACCTCGTGGGAAAGGGGTTTTTACACCCCTGTCTTAATTAGATAACGGTATGGATAAACGTTCCCATTTCAGGAGCGATAACTTTTTGAACGAAAGAAGAGTCGATTTCAACTCTTTCTGACTTCAGGTGTTCCATACGGAATCTGCTGATAGCTGTTCCTTCTACGCCGCCCATTTGGTTCCAAGCGAAGGTATAACCAGCGGTTGGCTTTTTGATGCCAGCTTTAGGAGCTGCATAGCAAAGGAGCATAGAATCAGAAGCAATAAAGCCGTTGTTTTCAGCAGCACCTTGTTTAGCGCTGTTAACGATAGCTTCAGAAACTAAGATCTTGCTTATGCCAAGCATGTTAGCTAATAATTGTTTGCTTACTTCAGCAGGTTGTGCAATCGTAGCACCACCGATGATTCTTGATAAGAAATCATCATTGCTTTGAATAGCATCCCAAACTCTTGCACTAATTACTAAGTTGTTTGGTTTGTATCCAGCGGTAACCTGTTGTTGGTTACGAATAAGTTCTTTCAAACCTTTGATAGGTGTAGAAGAAGGAGAGGTTAACAATCCACCTAAAGAACCTGCGCCAGTGGTGTCTACACCCCATACGCCAGTTTTGAAGAATGAATCAAACCATTTCTTTTCGGTGAACAGAAGTTGTTGCATAGCTAACCATTCAGCAGCTTCTGCACGAAGGTCGAATAGTTTGTCAGCGTTTTTAACTTCGCCATCATTTACATCTTTGTGTAAGCCGAACTCTTCACAAACGAAGTAGTCGGTATCTAAGTTGTATTCTCCACCAGCTGATTCTGAACCAGGTGCACGTGGTTTCATTTCAACTCGGTTCCAATCTTCTCTTTTGTATTTATAGAATTTGTCTGACTTTTGGTCAACAGGTACAACTGGGAATACTTGGTTAGCGATAAACCCTTCGCTAGATTGCATAAAAGCAATAGCGATATTGCTCAAAGGTACATCAATATGTACTGCATTCATATTTGGATTAGGCATGATAATCTCCTAGAATTGTATTAATTAAGCTTTAACTGCGGTTGAAACGTTTTGGTCAGCCATAAGAACCGTGATATGCTCACCGTCAGCTGACGTAGAAGAAAGAGCCGTACCTAATAATCTTGCACCTGAAGCTGCGCCTGATGCTAAGCATTTTCCAGATACTGCTAAATACACAGGTGCATTTAAAGCAATAGCTTCACCAGCGATCATTTTAGAAACGCCATCGATTCTAACAATAGAAGCTTGGTTAGCGCGTGGTTGGTTTTGGAGAACGCCGAAAACAACGTCACCAATAGCAGAAACAACGTCTACTTTGCCGGTGCTTGCGTTTAATTTAACAGCTTTATATTGATGGTTTACGCCACCGTTTAATGGATCTAAGTTTGTGCTAGAAACGAACAAACCAATATCGCTACCGTCGTATGAGAACATGATAAATACCTCTTATTTAGATTTAAGTGCCTTAGCAATAGCTTGTGGGCGGGTCAAAGTGCTGTCTGCTTTTTGTAACTCAAGAGCTTTCATAGCGATATGCTTAGGAATACCGTCTACTAATTCGTCAGAAGAACCTTCAGCTTCTGTTCCAATTTCTTGAAACATTTCTTCATTTTTGTTAATATTTGAAGCTTTATTTAAAAGCTCAACCAATACTGAATACTCTTCTGGAGCTTTGTCACAGATTGCTTTCAATACTTGGCCATGCTCTTCTGTAAAACCTAAAGCATTCAAGCTTTTAGCTACGTCTACGAACTGTTGGTCGCGTAGGATTTCTTGTTGTTTTTGGAAATACTCTAAAGATTTTTTAAGCTCTTCATTTTCTTTCTTAACTGAGTCAACAGCTTTCTCAACTAATTCATTGAGAAGTTTTTGACCTTCTTCTGATTTAATGATGTCCTCTAAAGGCATTTCATTGTCCTCACTTTTCTCGGTTATAAATAATGGTGCTTGTGTTTGCTGATTGTAAGATACATCAGATACACGATGCGGGAGGGGTTCATCTGGTGTACTTTGTCTGATATGGTCAGTTAAGTACGACAAGAATCTGCCTATCTCAACATCAAATCCGTTTTGTTGAGTAGCCGGTGCTATAGCTTGTGGTGATCCGCCTAACATTTGGCCAAGGATATTCATTAAATTTTGAATATTTTTGGTAACCTCTTGCGGTTCATTTTCCACAACTTCTGCTTGTTCAATAACTTCTTGAGTAGGGTTTTCAGCCTTTAACATCAAGAATTTATGACCATTTGCAGCGGAGTCCACAAGACTCACCTCTGCCCCTTCCATGGAAAAATCGAAATCATATAATCTTTTTTTAGGTTCTGGTCTTGTCATATCAGTCATACTGTTCTCCAGTGGGCGCATCAATAGGTTCTGACCTGGCCATACAGCCAATAGAGAACCCTGTGAATAAGCCTTGTTTTACCATTTCCCACTCAGTAGGAGGAAGCTTCATAGTGAGCAACCAGGTGCCTTGCTTGACAATTTTACCGTTGATTATCTCATCGGATTTAGCTTGCCAACTTTCTATCACCATAGCCTCTGAATCAACCGCGTGCTGTAGTTTAGTTCTGTTGCACAAGGTGTTGAAACTGATCATGGCGTTATGTACTTCTTCTTCAGAGTAAATATCCCCATGTAGATCTGGTTCTTCTGGTACAAGCACAATTCCTGTAACTTCTCTAAGCTCGTCTACTGATTTGGATATGAATTTACTATCATCCTCAATAATTTCCTTATCAAGGAAGGTGCTAAACATTTGCTTTAGCTTTTCTTTTAGTTTCATGAGTGCTTAGCCCCTCCTGTGGGTTTGCCTGTTGAAGTAGGTGTAGGTGCTAAATTACTATCTGTAGTTGCAGCTAAACCTAAAGACTTACCGCTTCCATCAGTTAATGGGCTATCTACCAAACTTCTTAAATAGTTTTCAAGTTTCACATCGTAGGTAATAACACCAGCTTTTGCTAAATCTGCTACAAAACTAGATATGCCGTTTACATCTTGTGATTCAAGTTCGCCATGAACTATTCTAGGTAACTCCTCTTGTTTCCACCCGTTGAACTCACCTAGTTTTGTAACTAGCTTCTCGTTCAATTCGTGAACAACTGATTTAAGCCAGCTTTGTATAGCGACCGTGAACATCTTGGTTTTATTGCTAGATAAAGCATATGACCCTTGTGAACCTTGGCCAAGCATGATAAAATCTGCTAATACAGTTTGTACTATCTGTGTGTTATACCTTTGTATGATCTCAGAAGTGTCAAATTGCCTAGTACCTCCTGAACTCATTAGTTGGAAGTCAAACAGTCGGTTACCTGTTTCATCATACATGGCTGGAAGTAATACTCCAGATTGTTCATTATTTTGTATAGATGTGATAACTTGTTTGAAATACTCGACAGATTGTTTTTGCTCAGGAGTAGCGTCAGAGCTCATCATATC